TTAGGGTGTACATGATCAATAGTAAGGTTGTGTAATTCATAGGATTTTCCGCAATAAACACATTGACAATTAAAGTGCTCTTTGATAGCTCTTCTCCAGAGCCTTTTAGATTCTGAACTTGTCATGGTTATTAAATTGTGTAAATAGTAATCAGGTTTTGGTAGTAATGGTGTCATAGATTAACTTCTGCTAGCTCCGCCTCTTCCACGGTTTGTTTTTCGTGATTCTGCCACGATTCTGCCACCTTTATGTGACATATCTGTCTGTGGTCCGGGTTTACGATCTCGACGTATTCTCATAAGGTCTTTACGGTATGATCGTTTAGCATCTGTGTTGTTAATCTTTTTATTTGTTTCGTTGTGCTTTTTCCTAGCCTTTGGGTTGCTCCGGTAGTACTTTGCAGTTTTACCGGGATTAGGACTAAGCTTAGGTCCGGGTCTTGCCATAGAGTCTGCTCTTTACTAATTCTGGATCTACCTTCGGTATGATCGAAGCTAGTTTGTCAAGTGGGCTGCCTTCAAGAGCAACACCTGTTATGTCATTAGTTTTTAGCCAATCACATGCTGCTTTTAAATCTTGAGTCTTTGCTTCACCACACTTTATCTTACGTAAGAACTCTTCAGTTACAAGGTAGTGAAGTTCGTTAAAACTTTCCTCGCCAGCTTTCTTAGGTATTATTCTTGTTTCACTCATACTCCAAAAATATCTCCCCAAGCAATGACTTCTATACTTCCGTCTGTGCTTGCATTTCTGATAGCATGTAATACAGGATCACCCCCATCAGATACTTCGCTCCAAGGTACATCCATATATACTGTTTCACCTTGCTTTAAATAAAAACTGTTTGCAGTTGCAGCTGCTCCCCAGTTATATCTTACATCAGCTCCTACTGCTGTTAGACTAACAGTTCTAACGTGGTAGCCTCCAGCAGTTTCTTGGCCTAATACAGTTGATGCACTGTTAGCACCAGCTGCTACAACATACCTTCCACGAGGGGTCCAAGTACTTGCCATGTTATTCTCCTAATAAGTTTTTCTTAACAAGGGCGGATAATTTATCGTCAACTGTGTTATCAGTTGTTTTTACATATGCTTCTAATAATTCTACTACAAGCTTTTTAACTGCATCTGTTTTTAAGAATGCAAATACTATTGGTTTAATTAGGGCGATCATTTCTTTTTAGTGGTTTTCTTTGTTTTAGTTTCTTTTTCTATGATTATAGAAGTCTTGACCTCTGGTCTTAGATCGTTAGGTCCATCTAATGAAGGTTTACCTAACTTATATGCATCTGTGAATGTGCTCATTAAAATAGTCCTAGTTTCTTCTTTTTCTTAGGAGGTAGTAGTGCTGAGATAGGTACAATATCTTGGCATAGTATTTTCATCTGTGAATTAGGATGAAAAGTAAAACCTTTCTGTTGTAACTCTGCACACTTTAATGCTCTAACTAATTCATAGTCAAGCCTCATCTTCTCCTCTTGTCTTTTAGCTATATCCTTACACTGTTTTAGAGACTGTCGATCTAACGGAACCATAAAGTTAAGTTGAAATCCCCAGTTCTCTCCTAAAGTGTAACTATCTTGCCTAAGACCTCCTACATCATCATTCCATGTTCTAGGTTCTGTATGATTGCCCATATAGAATGGTGAGAAGGTCATCGTACTCCCGTTACAGCTTACATTAGGACCAAAGTATTGTCTACTCTGAGCTCCATTGTTTTGGAATTGCACTGCCTGATTGGTGACATTACCAGTAGCAGCTGCCACGGGATTAGATGTATTGTTTGTTTCGCCTTCGGCGTAAACCGGACTTCCTATTGAGAGAAGACCGATAAGGAAGTAGTAGTAGCGTTTGTTGTGACGTTTCTTGTTACGTCTATCTGCTCTATTACTCCGGCAGCTCTGGTAACCGTCTCGAGCTGGAATGCGTCTCCAGCTGTTGAGATCTCGAATACCGTATCTGTAGCTGTTATTCCTCCAGAAGTTGCGGAGGTTGCTGTAACATTGCTTCCAGTCCAGCTGTCTAGCTTTCCGCCATACACTTGAGTCTGGATTGTCTCTGTTACAGTTTGTGTTGTTGTTGTCGTACTGTTCATCGACCCCTGAGTAAACTGAGGCGTAACAGTATTCGCTCTCGCTACTGCGGGTGACAACAGAGCTAAGAGTATTAACCATTTTTTCATGCTTTTGGTGTGTTTTCTGGTTTCTTTGCCATAGGACATATAGGAGGTTTACTGTTACCGTTCTTACCAGTAGTTAAACCAAATGTTGCAAGTGCACCCGTAAAGACGCTGGCGACAAAAGTGATATCACTATTACCAGCTTTCTTAACCATAGGTAAATCTATGTAGTTCATCGTGATGATAAACCCTGACCATACAACTACTCCTAATCTAACAAATGTGCCTAATATTTCTATCTGATGTTCTTTATCCTCAGCTACATCTTTGAGTTTAGTTATGATATTTTTTCTTTCTGGTTTTGCTTCCATTTATCAATCTTGCCTTGAATGAATTTTTGTAGTTTCTTCTTTATCTGATCGAAGAATGGTGTAGCTAGGGTGGTTGTTGCTACTGCTGCCACAGCTGCATAGGTTGCAGTTGCTACTACTTCAGCAGTTGGCAGAGGTAATTGTATGTCTAAAACAGGTATCTCCAGCTTAGGTGGTTCTGGAGTTTCTGTTTTAATCTCTTCAGTACCCTCTGGACGTTCAAGGTCGCTAGGTGGAACAATTATCATTTTATATGATGGAACGTCAGCTGTAGGTAGAGGTATAGATATTGTTTCGTATGTCTGTGCTGGAGGAAGTACTATGGTGGGTATATCCACTATGAAGCTTCTAACGCTGCAACTTTTGTTTCCAATGTTTCAATTTTAGCAACAGCCTCCTGTAATGCAGCAGTTAACAAGGGAACAAGTTTAGCTTGATCTATTCCTTGATACTTAGGTTCAGTCTTTGAATATTCTTTAAAATCACCAACTTTTTTACCCTCTGGCAATACATCCCCTTCTTGATAGAGTATAGATTGCATCTCATCTTTAGTTCCAACTACGGATTCTGGAACTACAGCTTGTGCTTCATGGGCGAAGAATCCATCTACTCTAGCTCCAGAACTCTTCCAGTCAAATCTATAAGGTTTTAACTGCTTTAATCTCGTAATACCATCTGTTATTGAAGACTCATTTTCTTTTAGTCTATAGTCTGAGTTCGTATTATAGGAAGTTGTATGATTTGTTCCGTGAGATGTAATCTGTCCACAGAATGCTCCTCCTCCATCTTTGAAATAAAGCATTCCATGGTTTGCAGCACTTGTACCACCAGTTTGAAATACTGAAAGGTCACCAGAATTATTAAATTGAACATATTGATTGCCTGCACCTGTCCAAGATAGATTTCCAGTGCTGTTCAGACGCAAACGTTCTACTGGGTTTGACCCCGGTCCAGTTCCAGAAGGTTTTGTATAAAATACTAAACGTGTTGCACTTGATGAACCACTTTGATTCTCTTCAGCAAACGCCTCGATTGATGCACCACCAGTTGTTGTACTTTGTGATCCTAGCCCCGGATGAAAAGCAATAGCTCCCAGACGTTCATTATTATTTGCAGCAGCACCAGTATTTCTTGATAAATTTATACTATAACCATTTGCATCAACAATATTTAACCTAGCTAATCCTAAATTACTAGGATTTGAACCGTGTTGTAGTCTTCCATTTGAATCAATCCGCATCCGTTCTGAATTATTTGTTGCAAATTGGATAGACCCATTTTCTCTATTCCAAAGTATTCCATCAACACCATTTATACCTACATCTAGTCCATCATTAATTCCAGAACCAGCAGATGTGCCTGCAAGTTTTAATAATGAATTTGTTCCGCTTGATTGGATCTGTGCATTTACAGTTGGACTTGATGTACCTATACCAACTTTTCCAGACGAATCTATACGCATCCACTCTGTACCTCCACCAATACTTGAAAAAGCTAAAGTAGAAGCTGAATTATGAGTTAAGTCTGTACCAGATTGTATATAGTTAACACCATTAAAAGGAATAATTCTTAAAGCACTATTAACAGTTCCGTTAGTATTATCTTCTATTGTTATTCTTGCATCATTAGATTTTAAAGCTAATGTCGTACCATCATAAGTTAAATTTGACTCACCATTTAAAGTATTAGCAGTACCAGAGCCAGTAATAACTCGGTTATCTGCGTTGTTGTTTATTGTTGTACCAGTAACAGTTTCAAATGTGGGATCTGCTCCATTGTTTGCACGTAAAAACTTACCATCGTTAGATGATGTGCCATGTGGAAGTTTGGCTAGTGTTACTGCTTCATCTGCTATCTCACTAGATCCTACAGCGTTTGCTGGGATCTTACCAGCTGTGACGGCATCATCTTTGATACCGCCAGTTCCTGTTTGTGTTATTGCCATTTATCTCCTATGGTTTAGGATATTTATCTTTAATAGCCTTAATATCTGCTTTCCATGCGTCTATGCCTGAGTGATAGATTTTGTCAAGCTGATCTTGCCATGTAGGATATTCAGCTTCTCTATCTCGTTGATATTTTTTAGCTGCATACGCATCGTCTATTGCTTTGCGAGCTGCTGTTACTTTGGCATTATCAAGTGTTACCTTGTTGCCATCTTTGTCGAACGCTCCAACGGAGTCGTCTATTGTTACTACTGTTCCGCTATAAGCAGAATAAATTGCTTCGTGATCCATAATTAATAATTGTTGTTAGTAAGCTAGTTCCATTAAAGTTAAAGTAGATCTACTTCTACCAGAGGTCAAACCTTGTAGTCCTACGTTACTGCCATCTATACTTCTATAACCAACTTTATAAGTTCTTGAAGTTGAGCCGGGTGCATCTAATACATATTGATTTATTGTACCAAAACTATAAGAACTACCACTACCAGATCTGTATTGCCCTCCTGCATTTTGTGTAATTGCATTAGAATCAGATATAGAGGTGTGATACAGTCTTACTTCTATTCTTCTGTCTTGATCACCCCAAGCTTGCCATTGCACATCAAGCGAAACTAATACTTTATTAGAAGAACTAGAAAGAGTTATGGCTTGAGTTAAATCAGAATAATCTTGATAACTACCTGACGTAGTACTTGCTGATCCACTAGCTGACTTGTGAATAACTTGAAGAACTTTACCAAAGCTAGTATTAGTTGTTAGACTTGTTGCCGTTAAAGTTGGAATAGTAACACTTCCGTTACTAGCTAAAACAATATTGTTAGAACTAGAGGAAGCATGTTTAATATTTGTTGTGTTTAACGTTGCCATTATGCTGCTACCTCCATTACTGTTATTTGACTTCTAGGTCCAGAACTACTATCAAGATAAACTTTTGCTGTATTGCTTGATGTATCACTAGCAAGATAAAATTTATATACTATTGCCTGTCCTAAAGAATATGAAGGTGTATCTAAAAGAGTCATTGCATGATTTAGATAATTATTTCTACTGCTCCCACTGTAACCATAAATACCATTAAATCCTTGAATCAAAACGTTACTTACACTGCCTCCAGCTATAGTTCGTGCCATGTTAAGAGTATGTCTGCCATTTACATCTGAACTATAATCATTTTGTGTTCTAATATTCATCATCACAAATAATTTGCTACCAGCAGCAACTGGGGTAATTGATGTATCTAAAGCAGAAACGTGTTGAGCAGAAGTATTTGTTGTTGAGAAAGCTACAGAATTGCCGCCACCATTAGGTGCAACCTGTACTACTTGTAAAATCTTACCTGTATTATCGTTAGAAGTAAGAATCGTTCCACTCGCAGTTCCCGGCACAGTCAACTCAAAAGGATTATTACCAGTTGTACTAGCTGGCCCTTTGATAGCAACTGTTCCTCCACCGCTATCTGCGGTTAGTTTTAATTGACTCATGCTGCTACCTCCATTACCATCATTGATGAAATTCCTCTATAATCAGAAGTTCCCCATGCGTTCAGATAAAATGTGCTGCTTGTTATTTTGTAGTAAGGGCTATAAGTTCTTGAGTTTGTATTTCCAGCAGTATCTATTGTTTGAATATTATTATTTCCCATCCAGTTAGCATTTGTATAATTCATAGTATGGCCGTCATGTGTCCCTGTATTATAATTTGTTGGTGCATTAAGTAGTGAGCCGTCTTTTCTCACTTCAACAGAGCCTATTGTAGAGTTTGCACTCATTGCCACATATAAATTACAAATAATAATTAATTTATTTGATGCTGACGAAGGTGTAATAGTACATCTAAGATCAGAAGATACTTCAACCATAGTTGTGCTTGTTGTTGAAGTAGGGTTAAGTTTTTGTGCTGTTACAACTTGAAGAACTTTACCTCCAACACCACTAGCTAGTTTTGCAGCAGTAATATTACTGTTAGCGATCATATCGGTATCAACAATACCGTCTGGTAGTCCACCTACAGAAACACCTGTAAGGCTACCATTTCCATTTAATGTAATTGGCATAATTTATACGATTGTCCAGTTTTCTCCAGAGCCAACCGTTACAGTTACTCCGCTGTTTATTGTTATAGGACCAAATGACCCTGCATTTTTATTATTGGTAATAGTGTAGTCATGGGTTACTGTTTGTTCATTCTCCCAAAATACAGCATTACCTCCAGAGTTACCTCCAGTAGCACCGGCTTGTAAACCTGTGAGATTCGACCCATCTCCAGTAAATGATGTTGCAGCGACTGTACCTGTTACGGTAACACCGCTAGTAGTAACAACTAATCTATTAGCACTATTAGTCGTATCTTTAATAGCAAACTCACCACCATTACATAAAAGTTGATAGTCAGGGTTAGCATCGGAATCAACAAAACTAATCTGTGGTTGTGTACCATTAATAATTAGACTATTGTTATTTAAGGTTAAATTGTCTGCAGATAAATTACCAGTTACACTTATGTTTCCAGTTCCGCTTATATCGTTACTATTAAGGTCAAGATTAGCACCTAGCTGAGGTGATGTGTCACCAACTAAATCTGTAGTTACCTGTGCCCAAGTTAGACCACCTGTATTACCAGATTGTGCTGATAAGAAGTAGCCATTAGTTGGAGAGTTAGATACTTGTAACTTAGCTT